ATTGCCCCCGATGAGCCGCACGGTCCTGAGCCCAGCCGCGCGATTGACGCAGCTTCGCGTCGCGAAAAAACGTGCCGACGCGATGAGCGCGCGCGCGACCCTGACGGCTGAGCCGATGGCGGAACTGTTGGGCGTGACCTGGCAAGGTGCGCTGCGACGCTGGTGCGATGAGCTATCCGGTTTCGAGCAGGCCGGATGCTTCGTCCGCGGCGGCCAAGGCATCAAGTGGACGTTCAAGGTCCGCAAGACCACGGACTGGTTGATCAGGCATTTCGAGCGCGAGGAGGCAGCGCTCAAGGCGAAGTCGCGGCGCACCGAGAAGGTTCTGGCACTTCCCGAAGGCACAATGCCCGATGGCTACACGCTTATGGAGGTCGACAAGTCGATCGCGCTCTATCAGCGCATCGCCGAAGCCAAGCGTGAATCGGGTGAGTGGGTGCCGAAGGTGCATGTCGAGGACATCACCCGTGCGATCCTGACCGCCGCGCGCGATCATATCCTCGGCGTCATCGGCGTCGCTGATCCCAACGGGATATTCCCAGCCGAGATCAGGGACCGGGTGGAGCGGGCGACGGTGGCGCAGGCCGCAGCCTTCGCCGAGGAATGCGCCAAACTGGCGCGGTCGCAAGCATGAAGGTTCTGTCACCGGACGAGCTGATGGCCGAGGTCACCGATCTTGCCAGCGGCGCGCACCTGACCAGCGGCTATGCGATCCTCGATAGCCTGCTGGATTTCGCGAAACCGCCCGAGGCCATCTCGACGGTGCGCTGCGCCGAGCAGTATCGGAAACTGAAAACCCCGCGCGGGACCGGCACGATCAACTGGTCGCGGGACCTGACGCCCTATGCGGTCGGGATCATGGACGCGCTCGACGATCCGAGTGTCGAGGAGGTGGTGTTCCCGAAGCCGGGCCGCTGCGGCGGAACGGTCGCGATCGAGAACTATGCGTTCAAGCTGATGCGCTTCGGCCCAATGACCGACATCGGCTGGTATCTGAAAGCCGACAATCAGGTCGACAAATATTGCGACCGCGAATGGCGCTACCTGTTCGAGCTGCACCCTGAAATCCAGGCCAAGGTCGGGACGGGCCGCAGCGACGATAACAAGACCCGCAAGCGTGTCGATGGCCGCATCTTCGAGGTGCAGGCCGCGACGCTCGCGAACATGACGAACGTGCAATACGGCCTGATGGTCGGCGACGAGATAGACAGCTATTCGCCGGCCCTTCGCCGATCGTTCCAAGAGCAATCGCGTGTCCGTGGCCGTGCGCTCGGTAGTCAGCGCAAGGTCGCGATCACCTCGCACCCTGACGGCGGCTGGACCGAGGGCGTTGCTCAGGCATGGGTGGGATCGTCGCGCGGGATCTACGTCTGGTCCTGCCAGAACTGCGGCAAATGGTCCTCGCCCTACCCGTCGAAATACTGGCCGGACGTGCCGCGCGCCGAACTGACCTATGAGCGGCCCGGCGACGGCGCCAGCAAAGATGAGCGCGTCGAGATGGCAAAGGCAACGGCCGAACTGACCTGCCCCCATTGCGGCACTGGGCTGGACGACAAGCAGCGCCATCGCATGATCGACGGCGGGCAATGGATGCACCGCGGCCAGACGCTCGATATCGAGATCGGCATCTGCGGCGAGGCCGAGCCCAACCGGGTCCGCGGCTTCTGGATTCACGGCACGATGTCGAAGATGATTTCGAACGCCGAGCTCGCCGAGGAATACGAGGGCGCGGTCGCCGAATTCGACGCGACAAAGAAGCCCGAGAAGCTGCGGCAGGTGACGGCCAAGGTGCTGGGTGAGCCCTATGAGGGTTCGGGCAGCGGCGCCAAGATGGACGGCGCGGCACTGGTCCAGCGCCGCAAGGATCTGGTGGAGAGCGGCGGCGGGTTCAGCATCGGCGAGTTTCCGACCGGCGCGCTGTTCGTGACGCAGGCGATCGACGTGGGCCATGCCAAGTTCGACATCGGGGCCTGGGCCTGGGACGCGGAAGGCCGGTCGTGGATGATCGACCGCAAGACGATCAGGCAACGGGTCTGGCCAGACCTGCAGCTGCGCGACATCCGGCCCGTCGAGAACATTCTTGATTGGCAGGTGCTGATCCCCGAGATCGACCGGCTGATCCCGATGCAGGGCAATCCGGGCATGGCAATGCCGATCGCGGTGACCCTGATCGACAGCGGCGACGGCAACGTCACATGGAAGGCTTACGAGTTCTGCCGGCAGATGGCGGGGCGCAGATGGGGCGGCTTTGCCCGGGTCAAGGCGATCAAGGGCAGCACGTCGGCGAAGGCCCCGGAGGTTCCGGTGTCGGGCCTGCGCATCTCGAAAGACGAGCGCGGCGCTCCGGTGAAGCCGGAAATCCTGATGCACACCCTTGGCGTGCACCAGCTGCGGGAGAAGTCGCTGGCGCGGCTCGCGACCGATGACGGCGGGCCGGGAGAGTGCTTCTTCGCCACCGGGATAAGCCGCAAGGCGCTGGACGAGTTCTACGGCGAGCGCCTGATCGACGGAAAATGGGTCCGGTCTGGCGACAACGAATCGCTGGACCTTTTCGGTTACGCCGAGGCCGGGAGGCAGATGCTCAACCCGGATCGGCCTGGCATCAACTGGCAGTCGCCCCCGCCTTGGGCAAAGCCGGTTCCTCTTAGCGCGAAGGGAGGTGATCAAGCGGTCGAGGCCAAGCGGCAGGAGCAATCGCCTGCCGATCACCAACGCAACTTGCTCGAGCGCTTTGCTCGGCTCAACGAAGGGAATTGACGCATGGCATCGCTTGCAACGCTCCAGACCCGGCTGGAGGAGGCGGAGAACGCCCGCCACAGCCTGGCAATGGGCGAGCAGGTGGTCGAAGTCTGGAAGGACGGCCGCCGCGTCACCTATAGCCAGGCGCGGCTCGCCGATCTCGACGCCTATATCAAGACGCTGCAGCGCGACATCCAGCAGGCTACGGCTCTGGCCGAGGGTAAACCGCGTCGCAGCGCCATCGGGTTCCATTTCCGATGAGCATGATCGCGCGCGCATCCGCGCTGGTCGGCAAGATGGGGGCGTTCATCGGCTGGGGCGGCGCGAGCCGGGCCTATGAGGCCGGCACCTATGACATGCCGGAAACCAGCAGCTGGGCACCGAGCATCAATTTCGGCGATGACGAGGTGCTGGTCAATCGCGACCGCATCGTCGCGCGCGCCCGGGATCTGGTCAAGAACAACGGGTTCATCTCGGGCGGCATGGATCGTCGCACCGAGGCGGTCATCGGCAGCAAGATCAGGCTGAAATGCCAGCCCGCATACGGCGCGATGGGTCGCAATTTCGATTGGTCCTTCAAATGGTCGCAGGACGTGCAGACCGCATGGAAGGTCTATACCCTGGGCGTGTCGCGGCTCTGCGATGCCGAGGGCGTCAAGACGTTCGGCATGATCGTCAACACCGCGTATCGCCACTATTTCATCGACGGCGAAGCGCTGGCGGTCGTTGAGGATATCGAGCGCGGCGGCAAATACACGACCGCGCTGCGGCTGATCGACCCTGACCGGCTGAGCAATCCGACTGGCGTTCCCGATCACCAGATCCTGCAGAACGGCAACCGGCTGGTCGGCGGCGTCGAGCTCGACAAGAACCACGCGCCGGTCGCCTATCACATCCGCGTCGCCCACCCGAGCGACCCGGCGACGACTATCGACAAGTTCCGGTGGGAGCGCATTCCGCGCTACAGCCCCAGCGGCCGCCCGCGCGTCATCCACGCCTATCACGCCAAGCGCGCCGAGGTGCGCCGCGGTATCAGCCAGCTTGCCGAGATCATTCTGGCGTCGAAGCAGATGGACCGCATGGACAAGGCGACGGTCAGCGCGGCGCTGCTGCAGACCATCATGGCGCTGTTCATCACCAGCCCGGCCCCGACTGAGGAAGTCGCCGAGGCGGTTGCGCCAGTCGAAACGAGCGTCAGCAGCGGCTATCTCGATAACCTGCTGAGCTTTCGCGAGAAGAACAAGGTTCGCATCGGCGGCGAGGCGACCGGCATCCACCTGTTCCCGGGTGAAAAGGCCGAGTTCAAGGTTCCGACGCACCCGCACAACAATTTCGAGGCCTTCATGGCGCAGATGCTGCGCAAGATCGCCTCGACCTTCGGCCTGTCCTATCCGCAGCTTTCGCAGGATTGGGCTGGCATCAATTATTCGAGCGCGCGGACGCTGCTCAACGAAATCTGGCGCGGCCTGCTCGATGACCGGCACGTCTTCACGCAGATGTTCTGCACCCCCTTCTATGCCGCATGGCTCGAGGAGGCGATCGTGCTTTCGCAGACGATCAAGCTGCCCGGTGGCCCACTGAGTTTCTACCGCTGGAAGGACGAATTGACGCTCTGCGACTGGATGGGCCCGGGCCGCGGCACGGTCGATCCGAAGAAGGAGCAGGAAGCGGCATCGATCGCCATCGCCGGCAACCGCAGCAGCGACGCCCGCGAGATGGAAGCTCAGGGTCTCGATTATGTCGAGATCTACGAGGAGCTGGCGAACGAGCGGAAGCTGCGCGAATCGCTGGGCATCGCCGACGCCGACAATGCCGTGCCGGATGGCCCGGGGCGGCCTGCTGAACCTGACAGCGACGAAACCGATGCCCGCGAGATGGAGGGGGCTGACGCATGAAAACCAACCCTCGCCAGCCCGCGCATTTCGGCCAGATTGCGCAGCGGATGTTCAACGTGCCGCTGGCGATCGAGCCGACGAAGGCCGAAATCATCTGCGCCGCGCTGCACCAGCGCCTCGGCATCATGAAGGTCGAGCGGCTGGACAGCACCGTGATGGGTGTCGTCGATATGAAGGCCATGGTCGATGACGCCTATCGCCAGGGCCGCAGCGACAAGATTTTCCATGTGGACAGCGGTGTCGCGGTCATTCCGATCACCGGCACGCTGCTGCATCGCTACGGACACTTGGACCCGTATTCAGGCGCGACCGGCTATGATTCCATCTCCCGGAAGCTGCGCGCGGCGCTGAGCGACAACGATGTCCGCGCGATCTGGCTGGATATCGACAGCCCTGGCGGTGAAGTCTCCGGCCTGTTCTCGCTGGTCCGCGAGATCGCCATGTCAACGCAGAGCGAGACGGGCGGGAAGCCGATCTGGGCTTACGCGAACGAAATGGCCTGCTCGGCGGCCTATGTCATCGCCTCGGTATGCGATCGCGTCTATGCGCCGAAAGAGGCGATTGTCGGCTCGATCGGCGCCATCATCATGCACACCGATTTCAGCGAGATGCTGGATGAGAACGGCATCAAGGTGACGATGATCCGAGGCGGCGAGCGCAAGGCGCGCGGCAGCGCCTATGAAGCGCTGGACGATGCCACCCTGACGAAGCTGCAGGATGCGGTCGAGAAAACCCGCGTCGAGTTTGCCAGTTATGTCGCCATGGGCCGTAATCTCGATGTCGACGCCGTTCTCGCCACCGAGGCGGACTGGTTCGATGGCGAGGAAGCTGATGACCTCGGCCTGATCGATGGCGTCGGCGACGAACTAGAAATCTGGGACCGCCTGATGCGGACCCTCAATCGGTCGATCTGACCACCACATATCCGAAAGGAAAGAATATGAGCACGTCGCGTTTCGCGCCGCTGACGAAGGGTGCCCAGGTTTCGGCCGAAGCTCTCGCGTCGGCCATTGCCGGCATGTCTGCCGATGACCTCAAGGCCAGCCTCACCGCTGAGCAGCTGGCCGCTCTAGCGCCTGCCCCTGCCCCCGCCGCATCCGAGGAAGATGCGGGCGACAAGCCCAAGAAGGCGGGCAAGGGCAAGAAGGACAAAATGGAAGCCGAAGACGGCGAATATGACGACGAGGAAGACGAGCCGATGGCTCAGGACCGCGCCGCCATCGTCTATGCGTCCGAACACAGCCAGGGCCGTGAGCGCTTCGCTGCCGACTGCCTCGCATCGTTCCCGACCGCGACCGGCGCGCAGATTGTCGCGTTCCTCGCCAAGCAGGGCAAGCCGGAAGCGAATGCCCAGGCGCCGGAAGGCACCGCCGAACTCGCCGCTGCGATCCGGCACAACAATGCCAACCTCGGTGCAGGCGGCGGCGCTGAGCCGCAGGCCGACGCATCCGCCATCTGGGACAAGGCCATCAAGGCCAACAACCCGCACCTCAACCGATAAGCCCGACCGGCAAATCGCAACTTCGACTGAAAGGAAAGTTTCATGGCTACCCTGAATGAAGGCCGTCATGCCGGTGAGTTCATCGGCGAGCACCCGATGCACATTGGTTATCACACGGACACCGTGACCGTGCTGAGCGGCCAGGTCCTGTCTGCTGGTCAGGTTGTCGGCATCGTGACCGCCAGCGGCAAGTATGTCGCCTATGACAATGCGGGCACCGATGATGGTCGCCGCACCGTCGCTGGCATCCTCTACGACAATGTGAATGCGACCGGCGCCGACAAGACCGGCGTGGTCGTCCGCCGCGGCCCGATGACGGTCAACAAGAATGATCTGGTCTGGGCTGCTGGCATCGACGCCAACGAGCAGGCCACCGCGATCGCCGCACTGCTCACTCTGGGCATCAAGGCGGTCTGATCCGCCCGAACATCTGAACCCACAAAGGGGTCGCAGCCAGCCTGCGGCCCCTTTTTTATTCGCGAAAGGATTCTGCCATGGCTCACATGGATATCTTCAATAACGATGCGTTCAGCCTCGTTAACATGACCGCTGCGGTCGAGCGCATTCCCTATGTCCCCACCATGCTGCGAAGCATGATCTTCGGCTCGGATGAAGGCGAGGGCCAGGAAACGAACATCGTCTCGATCGAGCAGAAGGGCACCACCCTGCAGCTGATCCCGACCAGCCAGCGCGGCACGGCGCCCGTCATGGCAACCACTGATCGTCGCCAGATGCGCAACTTCAATATTCCCCGTCTGGCGAAGGCCGATCAGTTGTTCGCCGATGAAATCCAGGGCGTCCGCGCATTCGGCACCGAGTCCGATCTGGAAACCATGGTGCGCAAGGTGGCCCAGAAGCAGCAGAAGCTGATGATGGAGCTGAGCCTCACGCTCGAATACCACACGCTGGGCATGATCCAGGGCATCCTGCTGGATTCGACCGGCGCGACGCTCTACAATTTCTTCAACGAGTTCAACATCACCGAGCCGACCGAGATCGACTTTGATCTCGACGCCGCGAGCCCGGTGGAAGGTGTGTTGCTGGACAAGATCCGGGTCGTGAAGCGCACGATCATCCGCGCGCTTGGCGGTCTTGCCTTCCCGGGTATGCGTATCGTCGCGCTCTGCGGTGATACCTTCTATGACCAGTTCACCAACCACAATGACGTGCGCGTGACCTACAAGAACTGGGAAGCGGCTGCCGGCCTGCGCACGGCTGGGGTGTTTGATACCTTCCGCTTCGGCGAGATCGAATGGACCAACTATCGCGGCACGGATGACAATTCGACCGTCGCGATCGGCGCAACCAAGGTGCGGTTCGTGGTGCTGGGAGTGCCCGGCCTGTTCCGCCGCATCAATGGCCCCGGCGAAACCATGGAAACCGTCAACACCATCGGGCGGCCGGTCTATTCGATGCTGGTCCGTGATCTCCAGCGTAACCAGTGGGTGCAGCCCGAGGTCTATGCCTATCCGCTGCACATCTGCACCCGTCCCGAGGTGCTGCTGCGCGGTCGCAACACCTGAGCCAACCTGATCGTCACGGGGGCGGGCTGAAAGGTCCGCCCCATAGGCATGGAGCCTTCCCCATGAAAACTGTCACTTGCACCGCCCTGACCTTCTTCCTCGATTTCGTGCCCGACCATGGCATGGTCCACGGCGACCCGAAATCGGATGACAAGGCAGCGCGCTTCCCCGAGGTGCCGGAGTCCTACGTCGACACGCTGGTTGATGCAGGCAAAATCAAAGTCGGCAGCCCCAAGGGCAAGCGCGGCAAGGGCGAAGCTGAGCCCGCCGACGAGCCGGCCACCGCTGGCGACGAAGAAACCGCCACCGAAGACGCCGCGCCGCTCTGATGGCCCGCCCCACGCTCGACGAGATTGAGGACCGGATGAACGCTGCGGTGTCGTCCGTCCTCGGCTCGCCGATCCAATACACCGTGTTCGGTGAGGTGCAGCGGACGATCCGCGCGCACGTCACCTATGCCGACCAGCAGATCGAGATGACCGCCGCGAATGTCGTGACGCAGGACATCTCGATCGAGGTCGATTTCGCCATTCTGCCGGACAAGCCCCGCGCCAAGGATATCGTTGGCCTGCCCAAGATCCCCGGCAAGCTCTGGCAGCCGGTCAATGTCACCCGCCATCGCAGCGGCTCGGCCTGGGTATTCGGCGTGAAAGAGATTCGCGATGCCTGATACGCCCACCGCGCTCGAAAAGGTCGAAGACGCGCTCAAGGCGCTGTTCGACGCCTATGCGCCGCTGGAAAACGTGACCTTCCACACCGCGCGCTCGCCCGATGAGGCGTTCGACGAAACCGAGCTCGAGGACGGGCCGCAGGTTCTGATCCTGACCGAGAGTTTCGAGATGAACCACGACGAGTCGCAAGGCCAGACGCAGGTGAACACCTCGCTGATCTGCGAAGTTGTCGAGCTTTCATCGAGCGCCGGGATCGTCACGCGCAACACGCAGCAGGTCATCGCGCACATGATCGCGGCGATCCATGCTGACCGGACCCTGGGCGGCAGGCTCGAGGACCTTGAGGAGCAGAACGTCGCGCCGTCAGGTCGCAGCGGGATCGACGCCTCGGCCTGCTCGCTGCTGCTCGACACCGTTTTCTACACGCCGCGAGGCGACCTTTTCACCATCGTCGGCCCCGGTGGGTCGGCCTTCTAACCACAAGGATATCGCAATG